CATTACTATTAAGTGTGCAAAAATCTACTTTTGGTGGAGCCATTGGATATTGATTATTAAAGTTAATATCAAAGAAGTAGAATCCTCCTTCATATGGTGTATCTGTAGGTCCAATCAACATTGCTTTTACATTCATCATATTATCATCTGAAAAATTACAATAAATTCCTAATTGGTCATGGTCTAGTTCAGCATACCTTTTACGGTCTACCATAAGGCGTTTCATACACACTTTGCTATTCATTGTTTTATAAGTTATTGGAATATTTATCCTTAATTTATTTTTTTAGAATTCAATTTTCTGGAAGTTCATTTGATTTTATGCGTTATAATGAAAGCAACAAAATTGACTTTTAAATACTATTTGATAGCTAAAATACATTTAAAAAAATTTGTTGCGTATTAGATATCGAGATGGCAACAGACAAACAATACAAAAACTTGCCAAAATTCCTAGAAGCTCATAAGAGAAATGGTGATGGTGATTTCACACACACAATAATTGGAAACACTGAACATGGTGTATATGGTGGGAGTTATAATGTTCCAGATGATAAAACCGCACAATTTCTTGACCTTTACTACCGTTATGTATTTAAAGATAGCAAAAACAGTTACCTAACTGAAAAACATCGAGAGACTGGACCTCTAGTAATTGACCTTGACTTGAGAATTCCAGGTAATAGTGGTAGAACTTATACCGAGGAAACAGTTGTTACCTTCCTAGACATTGTAAACCGAGAGATGTATAACCTCATTAACCCAGCAGAAGCTCTATGTGTAGCATTTGTAATGGAGAAACCAGATGCTAGATATGATCCAAAGAAAGATATTACAAAAGATGGTCTCCATATTATGTATCCGTATATTGTAGTAGAGCCCAAAGTCCAGTTTGCTCTTAGATACAATGTTATTATGAATCCTGTCTGTGCCAAAATCTTTAAAGATATTGGAGTATCAAATAGTATTGACGATATTTATGACAAGTGTGTTATTGACCGTAACAACTGGCAGATGTATGGTAGTATGAAACCAGGTGGGGTTCCCTACCAATTGACCAAGAGATACTCGCACGACCTTCAGGAGGAAACCAAGAAAATTACCCAGAAGGAAAAGATTAGAACCCTAAGTGTGCGATATTTCGATAGTAAATACAATTATACTTTAACAGAGGAAGAGTTGAGCAAAATTGATGAATTGAATTCAAAGATGCCTAATGAACACAAGGCGAAGAAGAATATGAAGTTGAAACGAGTAAAATCACCAATGAACAAAACACAGGCTACTGATGAAGAATATAAGTTGGCGTGCGCACTAGTTCCAATTCTTAAGGAGTTTCGCGCAAATGATTATGAACCATGGATTCAGTTGGGGTTCTGTCTTCATAATATTGATTATAGACTATTGGAAGTCTGGGATAATTTTAGTAAGAAATCCAATAAATATCAGGAAGGTTACTGTAAAACGGAATGGGTTGCTATGAGTAATGAAGGACTTGGACTGGGGAGTCTTTGTCGTTGGGCTAAGCAGGATAATATTATTGAGTTTAACAAGATTTCCAATACAAACCTGAAACAACTTCTCAAAAACTCGCTGAATATGACACATACTGATGTATCTCGTGTAATCTATCATGAATACAAGAATGAGTTCGTGTGCTCGGCTATTCGAAAGCAGGAGTGGTATCAGTTCAAGAATCATAGGTGGAGGAAGACTGATTGTGCTGTGGCACTACGTAGGTATATTTCCAATTCGATTGTTAATTTGTATGTTAAGTTTCAGTCTGAATGTAACACAGAAGCCATTGAATTAGATTCTAGTTCAGCAGAGAAAGAAATCCTTATTGAGACTAGTAACAAAATTGGAAAACTTATCTCTCAGTTGAAGAAGACCTCCTTCAAGAAATCTCTTATTGATGAATGTGCGGAGATGTTCTATGTTCTTAAGTTTGAGGAAGAATTGGACACTAATCTTGACCTCATCTGTTTTGAGAATGGAGTATATGACCTAGAACGTGGTGAATTCCGTGAAGGATTCCCAGAAGACAAACTATCATTTTCTGCTGGTATCTATTATAGGGATTTTGACGACGATGAAGAAGAACTACAGCAAGTTAAGATTTTTATGGAACAGGTTCTTCCAATTAAAGAGGTTAGGGATTATATGTATCGCCTACTTAGCAGTTTTGTGTGTGGTCGTGTAAGAGAGCAGAAGTTCCACATTTGGACTGGTTGTGGTGGTAACGGTAAGAGTAAGTTGATTGAATTGTTTCGTATGGGTTTCGGTGACTACTGTTGTACTCTTCCAGTATCTCTCATTACACAAAAGCGTGGTAGGGCAGAAGGTGCCACTCCTGCTCTAGCACAGACAAAGGGAAAGCGTTTTGCCTGTCTTCAGGAACCAGAAGGGGATGAATCTATTAATGTTGGTCTTATGAAGGAATTGTCTGGTAGTGATACTATTATGGCACGTGGTCTTCATAAAGACCCAGTTGAATTCAAACCTCAATTCAAAATGGCACTTACCTGTAATGTGCTTCCGGATATTAATGCCAGTGACCGAGGAACTTGGCGTCGTGTTCGTGCTGTAGAATTCAAGTCGGTCTTCACTGACCAACCAGATCCAAATGACGAGTTTCAGTTCCAGATTGATGAGCAACTAGATGACAAGATGGAATCTTGGAAGGAACCATTTATGTTCCTACTTCTCAAAGAATACGAGAAATATAAGAAGCATGGAATTCTTGAACCAGAAGATGTTATGAAATTCACCAAGCAGTACCAGAATGATAGTGACAACTTCACTCAGTTCTTTGATGAGTGTATTGTTGAAGTCAATGAGTATTCTGATGGCAGTGGAGAATGTGTTAGTCTCAATGAAATGTATCAATTGTATAGTGAATGGTTTGCCCAGAATAAGGGAACTAAGACCGCTGTTCCTAAGAAGAAAGACCTTAAGACAAATGCTATCAAGAAGTATGGAGCCGCTACCAGCAATAAGTGGTATGGAATTAAGATGAAAGATATTTCCGATAATGGAGAAGAAGTTCTAGATGACATCTAGTTAAATAGTTCGTATTTCTTTGGTATTTATTTTTGTTCTAATAAGCATTAAACCGGCAGTTAATGCTGTTATTAAAAGCAAAACTATTGCTATTAAAATAATTTTGTGTGTAGTAATAAGCTCCTTATTTACTCTTACCAAATTTTTAGTTTTTGCTAACTGTGTATAATTTGATTCAGACATATTTTGTAATCCTTTTTTTTGTTCATTTAAATTATTCTCTAAAATTTTAATTACGTCACGGTTTTTATTAGAATAATTCATTAATAGGGTTTCGTATCTTATAAGATTGTTAATTCTATCATTTTTTTTATCTATTAAATCGTCAAATGTTTTTTGAATGTCTGTTAATTTTTCAATAGAATTGTTTTTAGTATATACTTTTTCGGGGTCTATCATAGTTCTTAAATCTATAGTTGTTGCTGGTTTTTTACCAAGACGTGTTATGTCCTGTAGATTATATTCTCCAAGAGGTAATGTATTATCATTGCCATCGTTTAAACTAGATACTTTAGCTCCCATTTAATATTATACTAGATTTTATTACATTTATTTCTCCATTAATTAATATGACTAAGTTCTGTATAGAAGTTAAAAAGACATTGAGTAAAGTTTATTACGAGGTAAAGTATTTTTATAATCACTACTTTAAATCTAGTGATGAAAATAGAATCAATGAATACAACTATGCTCCATTAAGTGAAATAATAATAGATAGACAACCAAATAGTCCAACAGCTATCCCAGTTCGTTATTATGGTCCGCCTAAATTTATTGAAATACATCCAAATATTGGTTGTGATATGAGTTTAAGAAAGAGACCTAGTCACGATTATGTTTCAAATAATGATACAACATTAAGTCCAATAAGCGAAGAAACATATAGCACTAGTTCATCGTTAAGTGACTACAATAATTATAATACTGACGATAGCGATGAATACAGCGATGAGCAATGGGAAATCCTTACTGATAAAAGTGATTAACAACAACATTTACTACTACGACAGCAGCTAAATAATTTACTTACTAATTTTAAAAGACCTCCTTTTTTAGTATTGAGTTTTAACTTTCCTTTATCTACCATAACAATAGTATCTATAACAGAAGGTATTAATCTTTTTATAATTGGGTCCCATAGGTCATCGTCACCAGGACCATCTGTAATATCAACAATATGCGAAAGCATTGATACTACCATTGTTTTCTTCTCTAATCCACTAAGTGATTTATATTTTTGAACGTGTTTAATAATTTTAGGCACTACCTTCATTATACTTTCTATTTTAAAGTCTTCTACTAATGGCGCTATAGCCTCAACAAGTGCTTTACTTTCAATACTAGCTAAGAAGTCTACTTGAACTCTTTTTTTTGTCTGTTCTTCGACTGTTTTTTCTTCAGGAAGTGATGGTGAAACAGATTCAGGGTCAGTTGATGATTCGCTCTCAACAATATCTAGGTTAGTTTCTTTAACAATTTTTATAGGCATTTTGATATTATAGTCCCAGAAAAAATATATTAATAATTTACGAATGAGTCTCTGTAAAACTTGTAAAACGGTTAAAACTAGTAGTAATTTGAAATTAGACGATATAGTCGTTAGCACTAATCACAAACCTTTGGATCCAAAAGAACAGTGGTTCCCAATTGAAAAAATACCTCTGCCAAATAAATCAGATTTTACTCCAAGAAAGTTTAATAGAACACTTACTGTGGCACTTGGTAAATCATATTCAGGTCGCAGAATATTTTATTACGCAGCCAATGAAAGGAAATTTGATAAAAAACTCATGAAAACCCCACAGAGAAAGGCCTATGGTGATTGGTCAAATCATGGATTATCTACAGTAAAAACTGATGGAACAGTAGAAATGAGTTTTATGTGTCCTCAAAATTATTCAACAAGTGACAATTCATATATTTCGCATATACATTTTATGAGAACTGATAAAAAGGGTCAGTGGGAAAATAAGTTATTTACAGTAGGGTTAATATGTAGTGTAGAACATAATGAATTAAAATTCTGTATAGTGAATGACTGCGCCCTTATTTTAAATGCGTTATCGATGAATGAATTTATTCGCGCAAGAATACCTGGAAGTCATAGTCTTCCAGTAGAAAATTTATTAAAATCAAATAAACCAATGGAAATTGTAGCATACATTATGACAATGGCAAGTTATCATCCAAAATTACATCAGGCTATTTTAAAAGAGAGAATAAGTATTTATGACCTCCCTATTATTGTTTATTGTTATAATGAAACCTGTAATACTAGTGACAAACTGGCAAATATTCTGTGGAAGATAGGATTTAGGAATATACGCGATTATTCACCAGGTATAGTAGGATATCTAGCATTAAAAAAATAATCGTATATAATATATTAATTATGGCACCTCTTCCATTTGAACCAGAATATTTATTTTTAGGTATAGTTTTTGTTATTGGAGCAATAATACTAGCATTTTGTGTATTAAAAAGTAGAAATAATTATGAAAAATTCCAAGAAAAACCATTATTTTATATGTTCTACACAGAATGGTGTGGATATTCACAAAAAATGCTTCCAGTTTGGGAATCTTTAAAAAAACAAAAAGCACAGCCTTTACAGGAAACTACATTAGAAGAAATTATAGACTTTAAGAAAATTAATTGTGAAGAAAATAAGAAAATGTGTGGAAAATTTAAAGTAAAATACTTACCAACTCTTATTTTTATGGGTAGTGACGGAGAACCAAAATTATATCGTGGTAGTGCTGATTTGAATGCCCTATTTGAATTTACAAAAAAAAACAAGTAATGGAAAACTAATTTTTAATTTAAAGTATCCCGGTTTTCAATAGCAGTTTTGGCAGCCGATATTATCTTCTTGCTATCAAAATACAAAATACCATTTTCAGCTAAATCATTTATGTCTAATAATAGAATTTCTTCTATTTTTGTAATACCAATAAATTTTAAATTCTCAGCATATTTTTCAAGTCCATTAAAGTCCAGTAAAAGCGACAACTCAGTTGAAAGTTCTTCTAACTTGGGTTTTTGACAAAAGCGGTCTCGGAGGTCATTCAATTCTTCAATAACTTTGAATTGTTCTATTTTTAATAGATTAATAGAAGTAACTACTTCCATAAATCCTTCTCGCTCATTTATTTGATTTTTTATCGTTTCATCTAATTTACTATTAAGTCTTTTAATTTCTTCGCCCAATTCATTAATTTTTTTAGTAGCAGTTACAGCATTAAAAATAGGCATATATTCATTAATATAAATTATTATTCTAGTATAGTCGAAGACTCTGTTAAAAGTTCTTTGGTTTTTAATTCTTTCATCGACAAAATCGCATCTAAACTTTTAATGTAGTTTTCTAATTCTTCTGGTTTTTCTTCACATTTATTCATTTCTAACAGTAAATTATAACAAATTACTATTTCATTTTCATTCCAAAGTCCTCTAAAGAAATCGTAAATATGTCTATTTTTAACTTCCTGTTCCACCTCAAGAAAAATTCCAGTTTCTACTGGTAATGAATCATTATCATTATCACCTTCAGTAATTTCTTCTGGTTCTCTGTCTCTATTATTATTCCTTTTGCTACGTGTTTTAGGAGGTTCAACCCTTCCTAGGTTTTTAATATCTTCTTTTGATTTTTGTAATGCGAGTTCCAACTCTTGAATGTATAGATTTAATGTATGACTTACAATACTATTTTGATTATAACTACTTTTCAAAAGATGAATGCCACGTATGGCATATCTTATAATTCCATTTATTTCTGGAGCATTCAAATTAAACCATGACGTTACCTTTCTTATAGGATTATATATATTATGTAAATCTTCTCTATTATCACCCATAGACCATCTCTTAGCTCCCTGAAAAATTGTAGGGTGATTGAATTTTATACTATTATCTGCTACACTTACTTTTGTCCCAGAATCTTTAAATCCCAGGATTCCTAGTCTAATAATACATGTAAGTGGGTCTAAAATAGAATTTCTAGGATCTCTTTCTAAAAAGACATTATTTAAAAATTCTAATGCGCTTTTTGCTATTGATTTTTCAGCCATATATTTATTTCCCTTAACATTTTTTTAAGTAAAATTGATTTAAAATAAAAAGATAACTTATTATATATACACCAATGATTATTCCAGTAAGATGCTTCACCTGTGGCAAAATTATTGCCGATAAATACAACACATATCAAACTCTTGTAACCGAGAATCGAAAGGCAATGGGAATGCCACCTGAGGATACTATTCTTAAGGTATCACGTGATAAGATTCCTGAAACACCAGAAGGAAAAGCACTTGACCAGATTGGTCTTAAACGATACTGTTGCCGTCGTATGATGCTTTCTCATATCAATCTGATTGATGTTATCTAGTAAAAATTATATTATATATATCTAAGAATGGAATTTGATAAAAAGAAATTATCTTTTTTTATTATAGCATTAATAGCAGTAATTATGTTGTCGCGCTATTATCTCCAAATATTTACACTGGGATTAAGTTTAGTATTTCTTTGGTATAGTGCTAAAAAGAAAAACGCTTTCCTTTTAACTTTAGGATTACTAGGTCTTTTCATAGCAACTCTTGTTCATCAAAGACTTCATGGTTCTAGAGAAGGTTTTCAAGATGCTAACACCAGTGTAGCAGAAAGTAAAATAGTTTCAACACACAAATCAAAGGTTCCAAAAAAAGATTGTAATGATGAAAGTAAATCCGTGACTCGTATTACTGTAGCCGAATTGACTAAATTAGAATATATGTTTAATGTATTTTTTGGAATATCATCAGAAAAATCAAGAAGAATATTTAAAAATAATTGTATTGAAAATATTTTTGATGCTATGATTTCTAGTGATAAGTATAAGAAACTTGATGAAAGCGAACAAATAGCAAGCAATTGGCATATACGAGATGGAATTATGGA